GAATGTTCCACAATATTTTTTAACTAAGTCAGAAACTTGAGGTACTATGATAGCTAAACGATCATCATTGTTATCGCCTCTCATACCCTCTGCGTCTTTGTATTCTTGTACTGTTATTAAGTCTGCCATAATTTAAATAAATGGGGCGATAGGCTCGCCCCAAGCCTATTAGCTAAATATTAGCTAGATTTGTAACTTCTGATGTGAACAGATGTTGCACCGTCGATTAAGTCGATGAAACCAAGTCTTTGTGAAGCCACTAAGACTCTTCTTTGGTTTGCTACTTCGTAATCAGATTCTAAGGTAACACCTCTCAATCTTGGCATTACATAGTTTCTTGCATAAAGTGCTACAGCGTGTACTTTACTTACTGCAGGTGTTGCGAATTCATCACAAAGGATAACTCTTGAACCGAACACTTGTCCGATTTCACCTGATAGCTTAGTTGCCATATCGCCAACTAGGTTAGCATCTTGGAACTCAGCATCACTTAGTAAGTTGAAATACTCTTGTTGGTTTACAATGTAAACAACCTCTGATGGATTTACACCGTATTTACCCATATTCTTTCTCATATCAAGTAAGTTAGCTGCTGTTAAAGACTCACTTGCAAATGCAACAGTTGATGCAGTTGCGTGTGTACCAGAACTGTCATCTTGTGCGGCTTTTTGAATTAAGCCTTCAAATGCTCCTGATGAGAATACACCGTTAGCAGAGTTGTTACCTGCTAGGATAGCATTTTCAATTGCTCTTGCATGTGATCTTACCATTGATTCCCTAATTAAAGGAAGTATTGGTAAAATTGCATCTTCTTCAGTTTCATTACCTAAGAATGACTGAGAAATTAATTTTACTGTAGAAAGAGTTCTTTCTGTTAAATCAATACCACCTGCTGAACCAGGGTTATATGCGTCACCTCTTTCTGCCAAGTTACCATGTGGTGATGAACCACTAGCTGTTTGGCTAGATGTGAATTCTGCATATCCTGAATCTGGTAATATTGGAATGATTTGATTCGCAGAAGTCATTTGTATTTCTCTAAATAGAGGTGCTAATACTAATTCATTCTGAATATCTCTTTCAATATTTGTAGAAACTACTTGTTCAAAGTCTGCTGAAGAAACACCGACACCTGAGTGTGCGTTTACTTTCTCCATTACGCTCTTGGCATAGTCATTTTCAAAACCTTTACCAGTTGCAAGACCCATAAACTTAGCGTCTATAATGTCATTTTCAAAAGCTTTTTTCCAGTCACCTTGTCCGTTTCTGTCTGAGAAAACTCTTTTTGACTCTCTGATATTCATGATTTCATCAGATTTTTCTGCTAAAGTTTTTTCAAGTTCTTTAACAACTGCTTCTAAATCTTCATGCTTTTCATTGACTCTAGTTTCAACATCAGACATAAGCTTTTCGGCTCCTGATATTCCAGCTTCAATAACTGCTTTCTGTTCTTCCTGTTTTGCTTCGACTTCTGCCTCTACTTGAGCAGCCTTTTCAGCAGCTTCAAGTGCTGCTTTTTCTTCTGCCGCTTTTGTTTCAGCTTGTTTCATTGCAAGTGATGCAGCTGTTTCTTTAGCTACGTCTTTTGCAAATTTGCTTAAATCAAAGCCTTCAGGAGTCTTCATTTCGTCGCTCATGCGATTCTCCTTAATTTTGGCTTGCGCCACTTTAGACTGCTCTGTTTCTTCAGTCTTCACTGAGTCCACTGAGTTAGTCTCAACAAAAGATTGTTTGAACTTTTCATATTCTTCCATTGTATCAAATGATTTTGCAAGTGAGAACGTAGCTCCCTGATTGCAAGGCACTGATACTACAGAAACTTCAAAAAGTTCAGCATCTTTGATTCTTAATCCGCCTGTTTCAGAAATATGATCGCAGTCTTTTACTTTAAAGCCTACAGAAAATGCTCCTAAAACACCGTCTTTGATTAATTCTTTTATGTCTCCAGCCGCTTTTGATATTTTGGCTGTAAACTCTAATCCATTATCAACAGTTTTGATGCTTTTCGCTCTGCCGATTGGTTTTTCATGATTGTGATTATAAAGAACAATCGGATTGTTTAGATAGTTATCTATTCCACCTTTTGTCCATGCTTCAACTTCAATTACATCTCCTGCTCTATCAGTTGAATTTGTACTAGCAAGACCTTTTATTTCAATACTTCCGTCATCTTGCTCACCAATCATTTTGAAAGTATTTGTCCAGTTAAAAATCTTATTTGACATCTTTTTTAACCTTTTTCTCAGCAGATTTTTTAACTGATGCTTTCTTTCCTATATCAGGATAATGGTTTTTTACCATAAGCATCATTCTGCTCCATGAATTAAAATTCCTTTTTACAAGTTGTGACCTCATTGGTCTATCTTCTTGTTCGTCATACTCTTTTAGGTCAAGTACTTTTCCTTTTTTTGTAAAATACTCTCCTAATTGGTCTATCATCTTCTTTTTGTTCATATTTATTCTTCCTCATCTTCCGCTGGCCGCCCGCCTTCTTCTGGGTTTGCAGCTGAACCTGCGATATTTGCAGGAATTCTTGGTGTATCAAATCCTTCGACTGTTTCAAGATTTAAACTCTCCCTTGCCTCGTTAGGAGTCATAATACCTGTATTAACTAGAGAAGCATAATAAGATGCTTGGTCTCTTAACTCTGGTTGTAATGCAGGTACTCCTGTAACATCTTCTACCAGTTTAAATCCGAAAAATCTTTCATATGCTTTCATTAGTTTTTTAACTATAGGTAGTATAGTTTCTAAATAATATAATCTTTGATTTGGTCGAATATTTGCATTATTACCACTATCCATAAGAATAGGTGGAACTCCTAATGCCTCAAGAATAATTTTCTCATTTGATCTAATTGCTTCTTGAAAATCTAACTCTTTGAAATTGACTTCTGTTAAGTTATCAACTTCTAGTCCGCCATCTAAAAATAATGGTCTTCTACCTCCAGTACTTGGATTATATCTTGCAACCCAAGCCTGTAACATTCTATCTTTAATTTTTTCTGATAGAGTGTTTGGTGACTTTAATACTAATCCAGGAACTGCTCCATTCTTAAAAAAGTTATCCTGGAAGTTTCTCATATTCACTAATAATTGCATAGTTCTATGTGCAGGTTTTAATCTTGGCACACCTCTATAAATAGAGTGAAAACTATTTTCTTTTATGTGAATAATTTCACTAGTAGAATATTCAATACTATTATCATACACAAATTTATTAATGTATGTATTTTCATCAGTTTCAATATCTATCTTCTCTGCTGGAAGATGATACATATGCTGACCATCAAAGTACACAAAAATATTTCCATCTATTAGTAAATCAATTAGTAAGTTTCTTCTGAATGTACTAATATCTTGAAATGGATTTGGTTCTTTATTTAGTAATAAATCTACTCTTGTTCTTCTAATATTTCTATAAACGGGACTTGAGCCAGGAATCTGGTCTTGGACTAAGAAAGGAATGTCTGAGCAAGCATCAACTATCATATTGACAGCACGATGGACTACTTCCAACTGCTCGTAGGCATTTCTATAACTTAAAACATTTTCTCTGGACTCAATGTTAAACCCTTCATTTCTTGCTATTACATATTGAGAGGGATTTAACTTTTCCTCGTCTGATTCAGCATTTCTGCCTAAAATAAAATCATACCATGCCATGTTTTTCTCTTTGTATTTCTACCCATCTTTGCTGTTTCTCAGCAGTTATTAACTTCGGTCTCTTGCCATATATAGAATGTAGTTTTAAATGATGTTTGTGACAAAGTGTAACTGTTTTATTATAAATTTCATCTTTGTATTCATCAATAAACCTTTCACGCAACTTCATAATGCTACTTTCGTCATGGATTTCTAGATTATTATCTGCTATCCATTTTTCAAGCAACTCTGTAAGTCCATAAAAATGATGGAAATCGAGTTCCTGTCTTGAACCGCAAATGTAACAGGTATCATGTTTCTCGTACTGAGATTTTGCCTTGTCTCTTACGTATTTAACTAAATCTCTTTTTAGTGTCATTTCTATTCTTATATGCTAATTGTACCAGACTTTTGAGCTAAAGTCAAGTATTATTTTTTCTAGGTTTCATCAAAACGTAGTCATGCTAGTTTCAAATGAGTAAAGACCGTATCGTAGTGCATCAGCCATATGTGATGCCGCATTATGTTTTGGTTTCTCTTTTAATAAATTAGGGTTTGGATCCCATTGATACTGGTCAAGTGCCCAAATAGTTTCTTTACAGTTAGAGTGTACTATTAAATTATCGTTATCTACAACTCCCGCTACATGACCGATTCCATCTAACACAGATTTTTTAGCATTAATAGTGCTAATATCATAGTTTTGAGCAAAGTCATAACGAGTTTGCTGTGCAGCAGAGTCAATATAAATATAATCTATATCCCACTTATCTATCATTTTTCTTATTTCTACTGCATGTTGTTCAGTAGTTCTCTCACTATCTAAGTATTCATCTAATATATAATATTTATTAGTATCCCAGTCATACCCTATCACTACAAATGCAGTAGGGTCTTTATATCCTACGTCCATTCCTGCAAATATATCCATTCTTTTTGTTTCATATTCTGATAAATCTTCTATACATTTTTCATGGTCAAATGTCCATATTTGTCCTTCAAATACATTAAAGTCTGCCATATATTCTTGATTAAATTCTGCCTCTGACATTGTCTTTTTTGCTTCAGCAATATCTGCCTCAGACAATCTAGGATTTTCATGATAAGTTGCTTTTAGAGA